CTGGATTGCAAGGAGAACCTTGTAACGCCAATGCCCAACGTTATCCCAAAGATAACGTCGGACGCGTATTTGGTGGGGAATCCCCTCCTCATACGTCCTTCGCTTACTCTTGTCGAGAAGTGAACGTAGCGATAAAGTCGGTACATTCACGAGCGAAGACCCCCATCTGCGGAGGTAAAACCTCTCGCAGAAGGTGCCCCCAGTCTTTGATATAAAAGACTTGGAGGCGTTCAGTTCCATCCCCGTAAGACGTGGAAGGTTCCGGGTGTACTCCGAGATTTGATCTGGAGTCCACATGGCGATGCAGTCGTCACCCATCAGGTGACAGGTAGTCAAGGGAATCCTTGACGACCAGATGGCCCAGGCATGGACCAACGACAGCATTACCCACGAGCATGGGATCCCCATAAGGGTCCCGCGCACCATGGGACGGTTATCAACCGTACCACCGAAGACCACATCACGTGGAACGTGAAGTAGGTCGCAGAAAACTGCGAGCACGTTGTGGTCCAGTCGGTCGGTGGCCGACGAGAGGTCAGCTGAGTAGACGCTGGCCTCTTCGCTGACCCTCCTAAAAGGAAGGTCGGCAAGCTGGTCGTGCAATGCACGACGGCAGCATGGCAGTTTGGCGAGGAGCCTGTACAAGGGCTTCCTGTACGCCTCGGACTTAAACGTCCGTACTGCATCTGAGCAGGAGACTATTCTAGTCTTCAGCCCATATTCTGGTAAGACCACCGAACGGGAGGCACCAGAATGCTCCATGGCAGATAAGATCTGCCCTTGGAGACGATTCCTCACCATGGACTGTCCATGGGATGAGGAGGCACCTGTACGAGCTTGTAGCTCGACAGATGTATTCGTCCCCAGGAGATTGAGAATCTCCTGGGACCTACCACCCTCAGCCCGCTTCAGTGAAAGGGAAGCGGAATGGGCGGTTGTACTGGCAACATATTCCGGTTTGACCGGAACAATGCCGTAGGTCTGCATGAATCTCATGATCGACCTAATGGAAGGATTCACTGACCACAGTGGATCCTCCGTGACAAGACCGTAGAACTGTTCTACGGCCTTGTCCTGCATGTGGCGAGGGGGCTTCGGAAGCCCCCTCGACACTCTCGATAGCTGGTAAAGCCAGCGACGAGATGGGGATCGCGGTCTGTTGAAAGTCAACTGACCAACATGTTCCCAAGGAATTCTGCTATTCTCAATAGCAGCCTTCCTGCACGCGTGCGCTGCTGATTTCAGCAGGCACGCGCTGCGAGTGGGATGCCTTGCAACCCACAGGCCACGTCGGAGGAACCAGGCAAGAACCTGGGGGGACGCATTGCGCCCTCCTCCTATAGAGTAATGGAGCGCTAAGAGCGCCTCCATTACACCAACGACCAGCTTCCACTCCGGGTCTTTTAACCCACAGGCAAGCTTGGTCAAGGAGAAGAAGTGAGACTTCAACTCCCAATGGTGCCGCCTTCGCGGCAGGCGGAGAGGGTAATGAAGACCCTTCCGCCGTGCACCATCCAAAAGGGTCAAAACAGCTGTTCTGACCTCCATC